CATCTTCCTTTTTTCTTTGCTCGTGAAGTTTTTCATCTATTTGTATTAACTCTTCAACTTCTTTCTCGTCCATCATGTCAACATTCTCGTTGTTTTCTTTGATATAAGCGTTTCGTTCTAAAGTAATATCCATATACTCGCTTATCAATCTCATTTTTTTATCCGAAGTTAAAGTTGGATTTTTTAATTTATCTGAAATATTTTTTAGTCTGTTGTTATATAAATCTATCTTCATTTCATAGGTTTTACCTACAAAAGGCCTTATAAAATTATTAGCTATAACACCAGGCATAGTAACAGTACGCTCCATAATAAGACCTTGAGCCATAGATTCAGGAGCGTCTCTCCATATGCTCACCTCGTTCATGCCATAAATAAATTTATCGCCTAAGTTTTGCCCAAACACCGTTGCAGCTCCTTCTGACAACGACTCTCCAGTCATATAATAAGCGCCAAGACCTAAGCTTTTTGGCTGAAAAGTTTTCTTAAAAGTATCAACAAAACCAGTGTGTATACGTTTTTTTAAAGGATTTGGTGTTCTTTTTAGTATACCAAGTGTAAATTTTTCAGTAGTGTACTCAGCGCCAAATATAAGACCAGCGTGCATCCATCTTTGTGCCAAACTATAATCAGTGGTACCAAGTTGATTTGAAAATCTAGATTCATCCAAACTACTACCTGCTGCAGAGCCAGCAAGAATTGATAACCCAGCGGTACCACCACTAGCATATAGTACTACAAGTTGTGGCAAGAACTGAGATACAGATCCAAATATATACATACCGTAATCTTCAGCAGATTTAAGATTTCCCCACTCTGGCATTACTGTAACACCATTATGTAATTCTGCAACAAAGTTTTTTAATTCCGCCTTATAACCGCTGGTATATTGACCGGTAAATTTACCATTTTCAACAATAGGTATACCTCCCCTCCATTCCTCAAAAGAATCTCCCCAACCTTCAAGCGTTGACGTAATAGCGTTAATAGTAGGGTATTCATCTGTCCAATGACCTGGTACTATTTTCTCTATATTCATAGGTATCTCAGCTATCACGCCTTCAATACCACTAACAATAGATGTTGCGCTAGCTAAAAGTTTAGCAGCAGCAAAAGTTATAGGATGTCCATTTCTTGATATATGATTGTGAAACTCAATAAGTTCTTCTTCATCTTTAACAAGACTTTCTGCTGTTAGTAAGTACTTGTTATATGCAACTACATTACTTTTTTGTTGATCTTGTAGGGTTTTTATTTGTATGCGTTCGTTTTCTAATTCTTTTTGTGCAGTGTTGTATTCAGCTTTTAAATCATTAGCTTCTTTTACAATGCTATTATATGCGTTGTATTGATATTCACCCCATTTAAAAGGACCATATGTTACTGGTTTACCTATTCGCTCAAACTTTAAATCAATCTCTTCTGATTTAGCTGTAAAATAATTTGCTTTTTCTTCGGCTTTTGTTCTATATGATTTTAACAACTTACTTATTTCAACTTGCCCATCTTCAATAAGACCTATTGTTGTTTTTAAAAGTGTAACATTTTTTTTAGCATCTTTGCCTAAAGTTTTTAACGCGGCTTCTGTGTCTTTTGTTAGTTTTTTCTGAGTGGCTGGCGTTGTAAGTTGCCACCATGATTGATTGTTGTCAACATAATTTTCTACATTGTTTTGTGTTATTTCAGCTGCAGCATCGTCAATAAACATTTGGTTCATCTCTCTTCTAATATTTCTTTCGGTAGTCCATTGAAAAGGAAACTCTTCTTGAACCACGTGCTTCCCATCAATATATTGATACTTTTGTCCGTTTGATTGGTTTAAATAATAATCACCACTTTGAACAAATTCATCTCCAGCGCCTTCAGATGGAGTATTATCAAAAACTTTATACAAAGGAACTCCTTCAAAATTTGGATCAAGAGTACCTGTTATAAATCTATATGGGCCTACGTTGTCAGTTATCAATCCTCTTTCTTTATCTAACTTTTGCAGTTTGTTCCTAGCTTTTAAATATTTAAAATATGTCCAAGTACCCTTTATAGACAGCTGTAACTTTCTTTCATTTATAAATTTAGGATCGCTAACAAGTGCTCTTAATTTATTACAGTCCCAGCCTAAGTAACTGCTTTTTACAACTTTACCACCACTATATTTACAAGGATTTGACCCTACACCCCAAGCTAAATTATGTACAATTTTTCCATTTTGATCTTTTACAATATAACTTCCCTGATTTTCATTGGTAAGAGAAAGTGCACTAGGATTATAATAATCACCTTGCTTTGCTACTAAAGCATTATACTTTCTAATTTTTGAAAGAATATCATCAATAGCACTTTTGTTTTTAGCAACAACAGCATTTTCTTGTTTTTCTGATGGAGAAAATCTATAAGCGTTTTCTAATGGAGTAGAATACTTTATTGCTTGTTCACTATCTAAATTAGATTGATTTCTCCACCTATTAATTTGATTTCTTTTTCTTTTTTTCTCATATAAATCAATCTCTTCTATGGTCATGGGAGTCCAAGTGTTACCTTCGTCGCTTGACTTCGTATACGGTCCTAACATCATATCTGGACCTCCACCTTGATACCAAAAATTATCATCAAGACCATCGCCGTATTGATCATTTTCTTTTGCGTATTTATCTTCCCACCATCCAACAGGCTGTACAATACCATCAGTACCCCTACCGTTTTGATTTGCTAATTCATGAGAAGGGGCTAAAAAATTAAAATCATCGGTATACATTTCGTTTATTTCTTCCCAATTAATATCTGCTATTTTAGGGATTTGATTAGGATTTGTATCAAAAGATCTTTTATCTATTGTACTAGCATACGCGTTTAACAGTTTTGGATCATAACCTTGTAAATCTGGAAACTTTTTACCTACAATACTCCAGAAGTCAAAATCTTCAACATCAATATTATCAGAATCAACACCTTCTTTATACCTAGATGGTGAAGAGTTTAGTGCAGTTATTACAAATTCTTTTAACACGTCTTTTAAAGCGTTAGATTTTTGATAAGGATTTTTACTTGTGTCAACTTTTTTTATTGGTGGAGGTGGTACAAAATCTTTTAAATCGTTACCTTGTTTATAAAAACTAAAAGCAGCTCTAGATATACGTCCCCAATCCCCGTCGGCACCGTCTTTATTAGGACCAGTTTTACCAAGATCAGCACCGAGATCTACTAGCTGCTTTTGAACAAGTTTAACCTGTTCTCTGTTCATTTTAATAATATCACCAGTAGTAACATTATTAATGTTTATAACGTCTTTTATTTCGATTTCTTCCGTGTTATTCATATTAATAATAGTTTATTATCTACCCTCGTAACCAAAGTCGTAGTTAGGATCAACATTGCTATATATACCACCGTATGTGTTTATTAACTCGTGACGCGTGTGAACCGTTCTGTCAGCACCTGTAAAAGGAGTTTTGTTAGGATATCCATGAGCTACATAATTACCTGTACTTGGATCAAACTTGTATATTATTTTATTTCTACCACCAAGGGTAATATATTGTTGACCTTCTGATATAGCTAAAACAGTGTTGTAATCTTCAACTTCATTTCCTCTTGTTGGAGCTATTACTGTTTTACCAAATAATTCAATTGTTCTGTTTTGAGCATTTTTTGGTAAACCTTTTAGATATGATGCTTTGTATTTTTCTTCTATTATTTCTTTAAAATGACCAATTAAAAGTTTTTTAGACCTTTCAAGATTAAAATTAGGATTTTCTATATCTGTTAAGACTTTAATCATTTCATTGTAATTTTCTCTAAATATTCTTGGGTTTGCGGCGTTTTCAATATCGTTTTGATCTATAACACCGTCTCCGCCAAACGCTTCTATCATTTCCTCAAACATTTCCTTAAACGTTGCATCCATTAATTCTAATTGTATACCATATTTTCCACTAAACTTTAATTCTGTAAGAAAAGAAGGTCTACCAAGCGTTATGTTTCTGTTACTACCACCCATACCAACTCTTCTTAAGCCTAAGCTTCTAAAGTGTTCTGGTGTTTGTATTATAACATCTAATTGAGATAAAATTTCGTCAACATTTAAATTTGATGATTCATTTGCTTTTCCTCGATCAAAAGCTTGTTCTTCTATATCGTTTACAAGAGCTATTATTTGATTGTCTTTTTCTAACAAAGCTGCTGGAAAATTTTCTCTCATTTGATCTATGTTAAAAGCTGCTTCACCAGTCATATACTCTTCTGTTATAAAACCAACAACAGAAGTTGGATCTGGATTTCTAACGCTTTTATACTCTTTTTTAAAGTTTCTTGCATAAAAAGTTAATTTACCATCTACAAAGCCAACATAAACATCTGGGTCGTTGTCTATATCAATACCCATCATTTTGTTTTGAGCAGCTATAACATCAGCGCTTAAAGCACCATCAATCCATGAATCTTTTTGTTCATATAATAACTCAAATGTTTGCCTAGCGTTATAAGCCTCGTTTATAACTCTTTCAAGTTCAGAACTCAACCTTGTTCTTGCTCTTTGGTTTTCAACATTATCATCTCTACCATATGTGTTAACAGCCATAAATTCTTCTTGAAGTCTCCTTACTTCCATGTCTAAAGCATCGATAACTTTTTGACTCATTGTTTCACCTTTGTCAATAAGTTTTTGTTTTTGTTTTTGCAATGTTTTTTGAAATTCACTTAACTGCTTGTGTCTACCTACCTCCATTTTTTGCTCTAACTCTATATAACCTTTGAACACATTATCCATTGCTTTATAATAACTAGCTGTAGCGTCTATAGCACCTTGATATAAAGGCGTTAAATCTGGAGCAGTTACTTTTGCTTGTGATAAGCTGTGTTTAAAAGATGCTTCTATTAATTTGTTATCTATTGCCATGTTATTATGTTAAAAATTCTGTATTATACCCAAAATATTCGTCTCTAAATAAATCACCCTCATTTGCTTTCATACCAGTACTTACTGTACCTTGAATAGCTTGTATTAAAGCTTGCTGTTGAGCTATCTGTGCGCTCATTTGGTTTGCTTGAGCTTGAGAAAAAGCCGCGTTAGCACCAGTAGCTTCACCCATTTGCATGCCAAGTAAAGTTGCTTGTCTATCTCTTTTTGCTTGTTCGCTGTTTTGTAGGCCTTGTTTTTCTGCTAATTGATTTTGCATAGAACCTTGTGCTGCTAGTCTTTGGTTTGATGCCTCTTGTTGTCCTATACCAGCGGATATTCTTTGTATTTGTAAAGCACCTTGATTAGCTAATGTTTGAGCCAAACCACTAATACCACTAGCACCAGCCGCATCACGTAGTCCACCCATTACATCTGCTAATTGTTGAGAGGATTGTTGGGCTTGAAATTGAGCTGCTTGCTGATTTACAGTTAAATCTTCAAAAGCGTTTTCCATGTTTTCAAAAGGATTTTTAAACTGCATACTTCTATACCTTTCCTTTTCTATATCTAACAGCTCTTGTTGTTTTATTCTTTCTTTTTTAGCGTCTCTAGCTTGTGCCGCTGCTAATCTTCTATTTTTATTAGCGCTCTGAACACCCATATATCCAGTTAACGCCGAAACACCAACTGCTACTGCACCCCAAGCCATAATATATATTTTTTAATTAATATTCTCATTTTTTATTTTTTATAAATTCTTCATAGTCATCCCAATCAAACACTACGTTTATTTTTGCTAACTCATCTAAATCTTGAGTGTTTGTAGGATTTGCATGTACTGTTACTATAACACAATCTTCAATAGCATAAACAATTCTTTTAGCGCCTTGTGGTGACACTATATAACATGGCGCAACAAACTCGTCAATACCATCTTCTTTTGTTCCTGCTAGTAAACCTGATAGTAAAAAAAAGCCATAACTGTGTTTGTGTATTGCTGAAAAACCTAATTGACCTTTTTTCATTTTCATTTCTCGCATGTACAAACCGTTTGCAAAAGAGTGTTTGTATTCCCAAAGTCCTTCAGCATAAGTTATTTCTTTACCGTTGCCAATTATATTTTCGCCGTCCGCAATACTAACAAAATAATCTTCTATTTGTTTTACCTTTTCTTTATAAGATTTTGCTGGTGTATTATCAAATATTTTTTGTAATTCGTTTTTAGACATAATTTAATTTAATTTATATCTAATATAGTCACAGTTTTTGTGCTTTATTTACTACTTATAGACACTTGCGAGCCAACAGAAAACAATTCGTTTCTATTGTTGTAGTCGTTATTTACAAATTCACATAAAGCATAATAACCTTTTAAACTACTACTATTTACAGATAAATTCTTTTTAAAAGTAATAAAACTTTGTGCAGACAAATTAAAAACAGAATTTATTTGAGCGCTAGTCAAACCTATTGAACTAAAGTTAAAACCTATATAACTTTCTTCTGTGTTTATTTCTGTAACTTCGCCAATTAATTTTGTTGTGACATAAGTAGAAAAACCACCAATAGAAGAACTTATGGGATTACAATACAAAAGATCTCCAATTTGTAGAGAAAAATTTATATCAAAATTTAAATTACCTATACTAGCCTCAGTGTTTAATGCCATGTTTATTTTATTATGTTGCGGTTAATATTTTTTCTAAATCAAGACGTATAACTACATCTGATGCTCCAGCTTCAAGTACTTCAACCTCACCTGTTATCGTAGCTATTCTACTAGCGCCGCCAAATGTTAGTGTTATACCATCTTCTAAAGTTTGTGCCGCGCTAAGAACTATAGTTCCATTACCGTTTACAGCGCCAGCACCACTATCTACAGTAGGTATTGCTGCAGAAACATCAATACCAACACCTGTTACAGTACTAACTTTATCTCTTATACCAGCTCTTTCGTCTACAGTTACATTTGTACTGTTGCTAACAACTCCATCTACAGTAGTTGTTACTGGTGTTAATTCTACTTTTAAATTACTAAATTTAAGATCATAACCACTAAGGCTTTTAATAGACGAAGAACCATAACCATATATTTTTATATCGTTATCTTTTAAAGCGTCTGCTTGTTGTAGATTAAAAACAACATTACCAGCTTGACTAGTTACAACACCGTTTGTCAAAACAGCCGGAGCTGTTGGCTCTATTGCTTTCACAAAATCAATAGTAGAATCTTTAGTATAAGATTTTGAGATAAAAGAACCTAATGAAGTTTTTTGTTTTTTTACAACTGTTTCTTCAACTGTTACCTTGTAATCGCTTATTACCGTGCCAGCAGTAACGTCAGAAGATGGAGCCAAAAACATACCAGGTAGCAAACCAACAATGTTGTTTATTGGCCATCTATAATAAGTAGATGAACTTACGTCTTCACCAGAAATAGGTAAACTAGCGCTACCAATAGTTCTCTCTACATAAGCAGCGAAATCTTCTGCCAAGGGCTGTCTTTGTATAACAAAATTTCTATTCGTATTAGCTGTAGCTACAATAGTGAATGATAATTTTTCCCCTCTATTTCTACCACTTACGGTTACGGCGTCGGTGGTTATGCTAACACCACTAAAACCAGTTAATGCGTTTGGAGAAATAGCCGTTAATGTAACTGTTTTATCAGCTTCTTGGTATATTTTTTTTAACAACACCGCGGAATCAGATCCACTAGAAGAATTAAAATCCACAGTGTTATCAGCGTATCTAGCTTCTTTATATTGACTATGTTTTGTGTTTTCTTGTAAACTAGCTATTAAATAAAAATCATAAGTATCAGTATTAGTATCAGGTAAAGCAGGAAACTTAATACTTCCGTTATATGCTCTAGACTTAATAATTTCTTGTAAACTATTTGGTGTGGTTGTAAATGTTTCAGTTGTAAAGTTGTAATAGTTATCGTGGTTGTTTTTTACTATTAAAGTAAATACAGAATTACTATCACCTTGCACTATAAAACGTCTACTTTCGCCAGCGGCTTTAATATTACTAAGATCTATGTTAAAATTTTTTATAACTTTTGTTTTTTCATCTTGCGCGCTTTTGTTGTATAATTTTTCATGCTCAACGTCTGACATAAGAGTTCCATCTGGCATATAGTGAAAACCAGGTGGAGCTGGAGCTCTATCGGTTTGTGTAATAGAACTGCTAGAAGAGTATGATGAACTTGATGAACTTGATGAACCTCCGTATCCGTTTGCCATGTTTATGATTGTATTATTGAGTTAATTATTTGAAGTTGAGAAGAATTTACAACTCCTATACCTTGATAAGTAAAATCTTCTTCTTCAATTTCACCTCCTTCAAAACCTTTAATATAGTTAAACCACTTGTTTTCTTTTTCTATAAACTCAACATTTGCGCCAAACTGCATGTCAGTGTTTATATTTTGTAAATACCAACCTTTTTTCTCAATTAAATTATAATATTGACCATCTTGTAATTCTTGAGTTACTTTTGCTTGAGAACCTTCATATAACAATGTTTTAAAACTTTTGACAACACTAGGACTATCGTTTAATAAAAATGTTATAGAAGAAGGATTTGTAATACTATAAAAACTATTAAAGCTACCAGTTTCTGCATGGTGTTGATATATTTTACCTTCATAAAAAGTATAGTAGTTGCTAGCCATACTAATACCACTTTCCATTTGAATAAAAGATTTAAAACTTACCCAACCTCTTATGTCTTCTTTAAAAGACAGTACATATTCTTGTGAACCGTATTCTGGTTGTAGTGGCTCGTTAGTTTTTAAAGCTATATTATATTCGTCTTTTTTATCATCATAACTACCAATTAGTTTATCACTAAGCTTTAAATGATCTCTAAACCAATCTTTCATGCCGTGATCAGATATTGGTGTTAACCCATCTTTTGATAATCTAACCACAGCACCTCTTTGTTTGTCTGTGAAATAAGCTCTATAAGACTCTGATGCAAATGACTCTGGGTTTTTAGATATACCGTATTCTCCAGCATATGGTATAGCCTGACCAAGAACGTTTACATTAGCCACTAACTGAGGATTACCATCTGCGTTAAATATAGCGTCTTTAGTAGCTAGTATTTTTAAAACTCTATCTTCACATAAAGTAATTAAATCACCATCAGCAGTAGATCTTGAGTGTAACTTTTGAATGCTTCCGTATATTGGATTTATTTCTTTAGTTATTTTTTCTGCTTGTATAAATTGATTTAAGCTATTTGTAGAACTAACAGCATTATATATTCCAGAAAATATCAAACCATATTTTCTAGTTTCTTGTTCTATTTTTTCTTCTAAAGTAGATGAAGCTCTAACACCATTAGACATAAACGGAGCATTAAAACTATCTCTAACTCTATTAGATTCTACGCCATTTCCAAAAGAATAACAATTATACCAGTTTAAAGTATGATAATGTTTCCAAGTGAAAGCGTCTATAGTTAATTCTAAATCACTTATACTTTCAACAGTTGAAGTAAATATACTACCATCTGGTTTTATTATATTTACATTATCGTTATTACCTATAGCTATTGGATTACCACCAACACCTGTAGGAAGTTGAGATAATGTTAAAATGTTTCCTGATATAGAGTTTATAACAGTTCCAGTAGGTATAGAAAAACCTTGCACGCTTACATGAGTTTCAATAGTACAGTTTTCAAACGTACCAATAAGTTGAAACCCAATTTGCTCTTGTTGCAAAGGTAAAAACCCTGAATCTGTACTGTCATCTAGTTTTATAGGTATTAAATCACTTGCTTCATAATATATATCTAAATCAGCACTGTCTTTAGGTTCTGTCTCCCATATAGCTGGGTTTTCTGGCAAAGTTATATTATCATAACTAGGCTCAATAAACTCCATTGTGTAACCAACAGCGTATAATAAATTAACACTACCACCTGTATTAACCCCTGTGTTAGCGTTAGTTGTAAATGCCCCAGTACCCGTTGTACTTTTTTGCAAACTAATTCTAGCTGCAGAGTTAGGACTATAACCATTCATAGCTCCTTGCGCAAAGGTTATACTTGTGCTTGGATCACACCTTACAACATGAGTTAAATCTAAAGCTTCCATATAACCTGTTAAATATATTTTTGTAGAAGCTACACCGTTATATATTCCATTATTAACAATAACATCTCTAACAACTAAATGAGGTTTGGTTGTTCCAGTGTCACAGACAACAGCTTGAGCGCTTTCATTTACATAACTAGTTACCACATAACCCGGTACTACTCTACAAGAATTTCCAAATTGATCGGTAGCCGCTAAATAGGATGCTTGAGTAACCACTATATAATGGTGATTTATACCAACTGAACTTGAATCATCTCCAGTACTAGACGTTGATCCAGGACCAAGATGGTTACCAAAAGGACCTGAACCTGAAACTGGGTTTGCAGTGGTTAAAGATGTTTTTCTACCACCAATTATTGGTCCTATATCTGATTGTATACCACCTACGTCCGCTGGCACCCAGTTTAACTGCCCTGAAACGTGCTCCTGTGTCCACCGCCATGTCTTATTAAAATTTGGTGATAATTGAGCGCCGTTAAAATGGCCACCATCCCCAAGCGTTCCACCACTAGTCAGGGATCCAGCAGTCTCTCTTAAAATCTCTCCGGCATCATCATAGCCCCCATGAGTATAATACCTTAAAATATTATTTTGGTATACGTTACCAGTGATATTATATTCTTTTAAATTTGGATCTTCAGCCCATCTCCATGTGCTACCTGGGTTAAGTCTATCAGTAAAAAGAGTTGTTGATAAATCCTGGTAGTTTGGATTACCTGTTCCTACAGCAAAAAAATTATCAAAATTCGTTCCTTGAGTTAAACCATGTGTGAATATTCCACCCCCTACAGGAAGAGCAGAGTATTCGTTTTCCGCCGTTTGATTTCCTATAGATTTGTTTAAGAAAATAGGACCAAGTGTTAATTTAAAATGGTGGTAACCAGTAGAAATATCTAAAGCATCTGTACCCGAGGTACTACCAATAGGTTGCATAGGCCCTATACCACCAATTGATAAATCACTCATGTCAAATTGGTCTGCTTGTGACGATGGGTGCTGAAAATAATTTAAAGAATTTTGACTAGCCGTAGCTTTATCAACGTGTTTGTACATGTCTAAAAACCAAACCTCATTTTTCCTAGCAAAACGATCAGCAACTTTATTATTATCAAGATAACTATGAGCAGCGCTGGCATTAACACCGGCACTATAAACATTTGTAGCACCATAATATTGAGATGAACTCCTGTGAAAACCAGTGTATTGATAAAACTCAGTAAACCAAGGTACGCTTGGAGTGGTGCCATTATTCGTTATAGTACCACTATTACTTGGAGAATCAAATCTATATTTAGACGTTGACATGTCCAACCCCTGTATGTCGTCCATATCATCAGTTGGCCACTCTGTATTACCATAATCATATCTTCTAAAATAACAAGCAAATCTACCAAAAGGATGACTATATGCTGATCTACCACCTGTTGCATTGTCTCCGTTAACATCTTCACCATGACCAGTAGCCTTTATACTATGCGTCACGTGGTGGTTTTCTCTCATAGAATATACTTTTTTAGATGTAACTGTTCTCCATTGTTGGTTTTTAGTAGTATCTTGAGAAATGTATGTTCTAAACGTATCGTCTATATATATCTTAACAAAAAACTTACCATCAAAAATAGGTAAGTTTTCAACTTTTTTCTTAAATATATTTATTACAGCTTGGTCTTGTATTTCTGTTGAAAACTGACCTGTTGGATCGTCAGTTACAAAGTTAACATCATCTTCTAAAAAACGATCTGTTTGTATATAATACTTTGGATCAATAGGTACTGTTGAATCAAAAGCGTCTGTAGTTATAGAGGTTATTCTGTACTCTTGACTTTCTGCGCTAGAACCTGTTAGTGAAAGTGTAAAATACAAATCTCCATCATCTATTTCATGTAACTTACTAGCTGAAGTATTGTTAAAATGATTATAATTCAAGGTAAATTTATCTGTTCCTTGCACTGGATTATCAGAAGTAGTATTAGCGTTAAAAACAGGGTCTGTACCATTAAAGTGTTTTGCAGATATAATTTTTAATACGTTTGTTTTTATGTAATCAGGTGCTTCATTTTCTATCGCTAAAACCTTATATCTATTTTTTGTTTTTACAGCTTCGCTAGACTCTTGTGATTTTTTTAGTAATAAAAACGTTTCTTCATCTATTTTGTTTCTATCAATACTAGCAAAAGACAACCAAACGTTACCGTCCTCAGCGTCATACCAACGATCCATTGCTAAATTATAATACTCACCAGATGTTTGTTTTATATAAAACTTATAGTACTTTTGATTTTTAGGCGCATCAGATCCAAACTTAACCCTTATTCTATTAGCCTCATCTGCTCTTGAGTAATCTACTTCAAAAGCTCCAGAAGGATTTGATATAACTGGCGTTTCTCTACCATACTCGTCAATAAAAACAACTCCTAGTTGGTATTCCCTTAGAGATTTTATAGATTTTATCGTGTTAGTTTGATAATCACCCCAACCTAATGGATGTGATGTTTCAAGTAAATTTATTTTAAAGTTTGGAGAATATGGATTACCAGCAGTATCAAAAACATCCCAGCCTTGAGTGTAGTTAGCAAAAACAATTCTGTTACCAGTTACTTCTTGTGCTAATGCGCTTTTTGGAACATTATCCCAAGATCTTAACAGTTGGTTTGAAGGAACTGTAGCTTTAATTGTTTCGTTGTTTATAGTATATGTGTCATTTTGCCAATAATTATCAATAGAATTTACTTTAATAGTATCAACGGTATAAACATTAGGTGAACCATCTTCTTTATAAAGTATATCTATTTCAACAACATCTAAAGGCGTATCGTTTAATCTAAAGTTTTTTATATCAATTTGACTTATCAAGTTGGTCATACCTAAATTATAACCTTTCTTAGGATGATAATCAAAACTTCCAGGAACAAATGCTATTTGAGTAAAAGGAGAATAAGTAGAATATTCACCGTCGCTATATTTGTATCTAGTTGCAAATCTAGGAAACTTAAACTCAAACAGTCTTTCGTACGTGTCATATTTATCTATAGCATATTTTCTTTCTCCTGTGTTAGGATCAGCTCCTAGTGGAAAGCCATCAATATTTATTATTTCTAACTCTACAATAATAGGCGTTGTAGCAGTAGCTGTAAAACCGTTTGGAGCGTCGGTTATTTCTGCTTTTATTCTATAATCCGTTATTGGAATTGCTGGAGGCTCTGAAGCGCCACTTGATAAATCGTCATATTCTTTTAAAACTACTTGACCACCAACACTCCAGTCTACAAGTGTGAAGTTCGTATTACCATATATATCTTCATCTATTTGTATTTCTACAGTTTCACCAACTGATACGCCTGAGAAATCATACGGATCAATATTAGGCGCTGTTGCTGTTATTATATCATCATTAGTATTAGTATTTGGAAACTGATCTACTGTTATAGTTACAGCGCCAGTGTATACTTCTGGTGGGTTAAGTTGTAAACCACTATAATCTCTACCTGTTTTTAAATCTAAAACTGGAGCTTTGCTAGGTGGTTTTCTAATAAGAGTAACGTGTTGCTCTGCTAAAGGTATATTATCACTCATTGTTATACCTCTTTCTTCGTTTATGAGTCTAGTGTAACCAATTGGGTTGGTAGGAGTTCCTAGTTTACATCTTGGTATGTTTATTTTTTTAGGTTCGTTTTGGCCATCCGTCCAGAATAACATTTCATCAATAATATTTATTCCAGTTATCATGATGTGATTACCGTTATCATCAACAGGAAAGTTTAAAGGAGGATTATAACCAGATTCTTCTCCAAAGTTAAACTCAAAAGCCAAAATAGATCCAGCTGTAACCTCTGTAAGCAAATCATCCGGCATATAAGATAACTGTACAGAGTTATTAGCGCCAAATCCGCTAACTGTTGGTGGGTCTGGATTAAACACTCCACTTGTTGGACTTGGACCAGTAAGAGGTGTGTAGTTAGCACCGTTAGAAAAATCATACGTGTTTGTTATAGCTGGAGTGTTGTTAGCGTTCCAACCAGATTGTATAACATAAACAGTTGACAAGACCATGCCCTGCAGTATGAGTTGATTTTGAGTTGGATAAAAATTTAATAAAGTCAACAAATAATAACCAGCTTGACTCTGCACTGACTGTTGGAAATAACCTTGTAATGGTAACACAACGTTAGAAGCTTCTATAACTACAGGTGATACAGTGTTGTCTTTGTATTCCATTATACTGGCACCTGAAGATATGGCGTTAAATATTGGATCTGGAGATGTGATTGCTGTACCAGGTGTAAGACTGTAATTCATTAACGCGTCGTTAATTGAACCGCCAGCTCCTTGTGATAAAAACCAATATACAGCATTGTTTTTTTCGTCATCTATACTACCGACACAAATATTATCTTGACTTATAAGTGAGTCTTGTTGGTTCGGTTGAAGTTTAATATTACTCAAAAGATTTTGAACAGTACCTACTTCAGAGTTGTCTGATGTAGATACTTGTACATTCATTGCATGTCTATATTCTCCATTTGAAACAAGTCTTTCGTCAAGATCCTTGTTCATCTTACCACCGGTAAAATTCTGTTTAATCTCTGGCATGTACTAGTGTTTAATTTGTTTTGATTTACCTCTTAAAATTTGAGTTATTTCTTCTAATTTAATGTTAGAAAGTCTTAGTTTTGCTTTTCTAGTTTCAGCAAATTTTTCTTTTTTAAATCTTTGAACTATATATTCTGGCACATTAGATCTAGTTGATACTATCGCGTACGCTATATGTTTATACATTGCTTCCTCAGCTAGTTTGTGAACCTGCATCTCTTCATCAGTGCCAAGACTATCGCTTATATAATCTAATACCACGGTTTGCCCGCTTACGTTAGAGCTAAAGTGTATTTTACCACTTTTACAATCTATATAAAAAGATCCATTAACTTGAGCGTGTTGAGGATCTAAACCGTATCTACCGCTTTTCATCTTCCAGTGAATATCATCTTCGTAATCTTGATTACTATTTTCTGAAGGAGCATTGGATTTATAGTTGTCCCAAGTTGTAGACGTTAAAGGATCTGTTTTTAAAACGTTTAAAATTTCTGTATTAGTTAATACTATATCATCTATGCTATTAACTGCAGAAGCCGTTGTATTTGCTATTGAAAAATCAACCTTACTAGTAATAATAACCCAAACATCATTGTGATTAGAAACATCTATAGCGCTATCCTCAATAAGAGTTTTAGTTTCAGCGCTAGATCCTGGTAGCCACTCTAAATAAGCATTTTCATTATCTATAGTTTGCAACCAGTTTATTGCTGTTGGGTCTGCAAGTTCAGAATAATTATTACTTGCGCTGTAGTTTAAAGTGTTAGTTCCAGTAGGATCAAAATCAATTAAACCCATAACTAAAGTACCACCAGTAACGTCTGTAGCTGCTGCCGCTGCTGTTCCTTTTGCTGACAACTCTATACTGTTTAAGTTACTTACATCTATTTTTTGATAAGCATAATACAACCTACTTTTATCTTTATTCCAAGAGTTATGTACATGCTGAGTAAATGTTAACTCTCCACTAACAACTTCTATAGCATCAGTTCCTAATACAACATTTGACTGCGCGATTGTTCCTTCTGTCCAAACATCACTTTTGTACCAAGGCACAGCAAATGTACTAGAAAAATCTTGATTAACTAAAACCGGGTGAGCACCTGGAAACTCATAATTACCATCACTATCTTGAATTATTTTTGTAGGGTTTGAAGTTTTACTTGTTGGATATAACGGGTGTTTAACGCCTGATGAATCTACCCAACTAACTTTAGTGTAGTTAACGTAATCACGTGGAAGAATCATTTGTAAACTAGGTGGCAAAACAATTTCTTGTGACTTGCAAGATTTAAACGTGTCAAACGATAACTCTTGTAAAGCTCTTTGAGCAAAAAATGATATGTCTGCTCTTTTTATTTTAGATATTAATTTGCTTTCTCCAACATAAGCAATTTTAAATTGAGTTATAATATTATCTAATGACGTAAATTGATAATTACCGTAATCATCACCTTGGTAATATGATTGTTGAGTAGTGTTGTCTAATAATCCCATTTATTTATTGTTTTTCTTGTTGAATTTGTACTGACTCCATACCTTGACCAGCTCTCATAATATCGTCTCTTACCATTGATATACCAGCTAGTTTTAATATTTTATAAACTAATTCTGATTCTTCTGACGGATGTAATTCAAAATCTGTTGATGCGCCTGGATTCCAAAGAGCTGTGTTACTATTTTGAGAAACTATATATCCCCACTTAGGTGTTGATGGTTTTTTAATGTAATTTATTTTTACACCACCTTCTACGGGCGGAGGTGGAATTATTTTAATTCTATCAAAACCAGAAGCATCGTGTATATAAACTGGTCTTTTTTCGCTTTCTTTAGCTAAAGGACTGTTACTGTATTTTGTATACTCTTTAGCGGTAACTTCTTCTGCAATTACATTTTTTTTATTAGAATTGTAATCAACCATTACTTCTACTATTCTGTATAATGAAAACTGTCCTAAATCTATATTTCCATCAGAATCAAAAACAGTGTTAGCAATGTCTGTCCAAATTTCAAAAGCACTTATTTTACTTTCTATAATGTCTTTCATATCAGAGTGACCCATTGAATTACCAGGTATTCTATTAAACTGATTTAAGTCATAAAAGTATTGCTCGAATATTTCTTTTTGAGAGTGATCGGCAAACAAATTAAACTCTTGTGGAGTTATATAACCTCTCTGTTCTTTATTAGCTATAGCTAAAACTTTTTGATAAACATCATCTACACTTATTGCCATAATATTTTTTTATTTTTGATAAGGAAATTTTTTATTTAAAGCGTCTCTTCTTTTACCACACCCACAATCTTTCTTGCCCATAGCTTTTGCTCCAGCTTTAGCTAAATCATGTATTCCTGTTGCTTTCATAAATTTTTCTATTGAGTCGCCTAATCCTTTTGATTTTTTGTTTTCCATTTTATTATATTTTAGTAGTTACGATCGCCCCGTAGGGCGACCGCTCTACAGTTAGATTAATTTAATCTTTTTTCAATACTTGAGTATATTTCCATACCCTCGTCAGTTTTAAACCAAGCAGCTAATGCTGAGTACGGATGTTCATCAAAAGGAACGTTTAATAGTTTTCTATTATTAGAACCCCATGAAATAGTTCGTTGATCTTGTGATAACACTAATATTTTTTCTTCAACGGCTCTAATACCAAAATTTCTAAGAACAATATTTTCATCATTTACTAAATCTAAGAACAAACTAGGATTTCTTTTAGCAAATATAAGTAAATCGCGTTTAAGTTCTTTAGAACTCATGTTTGACACTTTAGAACCAACCTCAGTACGCATAACAGCTTCAGCCATATCAACATCTAAGTTTCTAGCCGCGACTAAAGCGTCTACTTCTAAATTAATATTTTCTAGTTGATCTTCTGCTATTAATTGTGGTTTGTGTTCGTAATAAAGTGTGTCTTTATGTGGGTGGTATAAGCTTAATAGCTTTTGTAAAACTGTTTTCTCTCTTCCTACGTACAAAGCACCGTCTCTAAATATAATATGTTCTAGTCTTTGATCGCCTTTCATTTCATCAACAAAAGGTGTTCTTTGGTTTGAACAATACTTCAATTCTCTTTCGTATCCTTTTTCTTCGTCAAAATAATATATATTTGATGATCTTATAGATCTACTAACAGGTTTTTTACCACCTTTCAAATAGTACATTCTGTTTTTTAATTCCCAAGTTTCTTTTTTTAGTAATGGTTTTTCCATAACCGGTGTTTCAACTTTTGTTTGTTTCACAACTTTTGGTTGTTCTTCAACTGGTGGTGTTGCAACCACTTTTTTTGTTTCTTGTTTTTTTGTCATAATATAATATATAATAAAATTAATAAAAATAAAGGGACTGGGAAATTAATCCCAGTCTCTTTAATATAATAAATGCTTACTTCATTAACATGAAATTGTTAGCACCTTGTACAACTAAACATCTTTCAGAAAGCATGTGTATTTGCATCGCGTCAAGTGCAGATGTAGCAGCACCAACCGAACCAGTAACCCAAGTTTTCATCTTTCTGTTGTCAGTTTGAGAAGCTCTATAACGAACATGTAAGAAAGGTCTTTTAAGATTTTTTCCTAATTGTTGGTCATAAACAGTTGATGTACCAGCTGGGATTACAACCCCTCTAATAGCGCTAGCACCAGCAACAGCGTTAATACCACCTCTTGTAGCAAAGTCATTTAAGTATCTAAAGTCAGATTTGTAGAAGTCATAAGAACCTCTTCGGAATCCAGAAAAACCTAAATTAAGCGCCATGTCTTCAGAGTTGTCAAACACTCCGTAAGAAGTACCACCAGCTCCGTAAGAATTCATAGAAGCCAACATATCATCCATTGCTAACGAAGTAGCTCTGTTTACAAACATCATGTTTTCCTCAATAGCACCTTGCTTGTCAAATTCAGCTAAAATAGCGTCGAACTCAGCTAAATCAGTAGCAGCGTTAACACCAGTAACACCAGAGGTTAAATTACCTCTATCTTCGATAGCTGCAAATAAACCTTCAGTACCAACAGCGTCGCCATTAGTTCCGCCAACCATTAAATCAACATCAGTAGTTCCAGAACCTTTAACACCTTCAATCATTGACATTTCTAAGTAGTCAGTAAATCTAGCTCTTGTATCAGCCTCAGCTTTTAAATACCATAAGTATCCAGAAGCGCCTGTTTCACTAGTAATTTCTACCCAACCAATTCTAGACGCATCAGAACCTGATACTTCGTAGTAATCTTTTAATATAATTGGCTTGTTAGTAAATGTTTTGAACTTAGGCTCGTTAGCACCTCTTGAATCAGTAGCTGTTCCATAAGAACCGTCAGTACCATAACCAGCGCTAGTCTGGTATGATCTACCTTTTCCAAACTCAGAACCATAAACTAATATAGTACATGAAGCTGCATCAGCTATACCAGCAGCTGCATCAGCATCTTCATAGTTAGCTACTTCAATGTTTGTACCACTTACCTGTGTTACAAGACCTTTAAAAGTAACACCAGTTCCACCAGCTACAATTACAGTGTCATTTACACGAACACCGTGATCAGAACCTGGATCTTGACCATCCATGTCAGTTAATATTTCAATCTCACACCCTGGATTGTCGCCGCCAATACCTTGATCAGCATCGATCATAGTACATTTATAAGCTAAGTGTAATCTACCTTGTTCAGACCATACAACTTGATCAGCTGTCATGCTCTCTTCAGCTCCTACTTGTGAAAGAAATCCTGAGATAGTTCTGTTTCCAAAAACCTCAGCTTCTTTTTCAATAAGATCTGGTACGTATTGTTGTGCCCAGCCTAGGGTATCTGCTGATCCCGTAGCTAAGTCTAGATAATTTGTGTTTAACGCTTGCTTTTGTGGAGCAGCAACGCTATTCAAATTATCTCCTGGAGTAATTGCCATAATTTTTTAATTTTAAATTGTTATTTATTTTTGTTTTTAATTTTAAACTTGAAATCAGAAGAATTATCACCTAACACTCTTACTTTAATTCCACCAGCTTCTACTACGCCATGACTTTGTCTTGGGTTCATATCAACGTTTTTAGACTTAGCAATACTATTTTTTATTGCATCTGCCTTTCCTTGTTCGTAAAAATGTTTAGCAATAGCATCTGCGTTCATCGCTGTATAAAGAGATTTATGATAACCCATAGCGTCTGTTAAAGCCATTTTTTTATCCAAAAACTTTTTGGTAAAATTATTTAAATTGCTTTGAGTTTCTTTAATTTCTTCAGCGTTGTTTACGTTAAATCTATATTTTTTTTCACCAACGTTATATTCAAAACCTTTGAACTCGCTGTTAAAAACTTGATTAGTTTTTTGAGTAAAAATATCAGAGTTTGTTTTTGCTATTTCTTGATTTGCTTTTGACTCCTTGTTGTATCTATTAAAGAAATTTACAGCTTTTTGTTGCTCAGTTGTAAGTTTGTTTCCAGCCTTAATGTCTTTATAGTATTTGGACTTTTGCCCGTCCAAGTGGCGTTTAGCGTTGGCAACTTGCTCTTTTAACGCTAATTTTTTTCTTTTAATCTCTATTTCTTCGTCTACTTCTTCGTCATAAGAGAACGTATCTTCCATAAGAAAGTTAATTTCCTCGTTATTTAGGTGTGGTTTTGTTTTTTTATAATACTCTTTTAAAATAGTATTATCATCAACTTTGCTATAATCTTGGTTAAGTTTTACGTAATCATTTAAATCACCACCAGTTTCTTCCATAAAGTCAATTAACTTTTGAATGTTTTCTGGTAATGGTTTTCCAGTAGCTTCTGCTTCAGCTATAGCTTCCTCAACTTTTTCTTCTACTTTAGCAACCTCTTGCTCTGTAGAATCTTCTGTTACTTCTTCTAATACTGGAGTTTGTTGTGTTTTTTCTTCCGATTGTATTTTTTCTTGTTCCTGTGTGGACTCGGCATCTTTAGACTCTGCAACCACTCCTTCGTCGTTAGTGTTATCTTTTTTAACTTCATTTTCTTTTGGCTCTTGCTCTTTAGTTAAATCAACCTTGGTAACGTCTTCTTTTTTTTCTTCTGATTTATCTTTAATGTTAACTTTTGTAACATTGTCTTTAGGTGTTGCAAATTTTTTTGCTTTAGGTTTTTTAACCTTTATTTTTTCCACAGTATTATCTACTGTAGGTTCTTCTTTTTTGTTTTCCATAATATAATATAATAATAATTAATAAATTTATTGAGGATCAAATTGTCCTAAACCAAATCCACCACTTAATAAATCATTACCCTCGGATTCAAAATCCATCATAGACGTAGCTTGACTAAAATTTTTAGGTGGTTTGTTGTTGTTTCTTTGATCAATTAATTCTGATTGTTGAGATGCTTGAATTCTAGTTCTTTCATCTTTACGATCTTCTTTTTCTTTCTCTTTACTTTTTTGTCCTTCAACTTCAATGCCTTTAAGTTGCATGTTGTAATTAAATTCTAATTCCATTAATTCTTTCTTATGCATAACTTCTTGTTGCATTTTTTGAGATTCTAATTGAGATTTCACTTGTTCTAATTGAGCTTGACTTTGTGATATTGCTTGGTTTTTTTGCACCTCAGCTTGAGCTGCTGCTTGAGCAGACTGCTGGTTTAACTGAGCCTGTTGTTGCATGTTTTGCATTTGTACCTGCTGATCTCTATCAAGTTTTTTCTTTCTTCTTATTTTTAAAAGTTGATTAGCTAGCTTTATATTTTTTATTTCTCTAATATCAATTGCATCGGCTAATTCTATAACCTGTTGTTGTAATGCCATTTGAATGTTATTTTCTAACATCATTTTTTCTTCTTCATCTGGTTGTAGTTCAATGAAAATACCAAAATCGTACAAGTGAAGTTCTTTTAACTCTTCAAGTATAGATGAATTGTGCACGCCTATTGATTGTATGAAAGCTTCTTTTGTTGGTGAATACTCTAGTATATCCGATATTCTTAGTGATAGGCATTCTGCCGTTTCAGCTGTTAAATACAAGCCAGCTTGCAATATGTGTCTTGTCGCAGTGTTGCTGTTTGCAGCGGCTAATTTCTGAACGCCCACTAAAGCATTTTTATCTGGCATACTACCGTCTCTAGCCTCATTTAACCCAGTTACATCTCTAATCATTTGCATATAGTAGTTATAATTACCTATAAGCGCTTGCATTTTATTACCACCATTACCGCTAGTTATTTCTTGAATAGGAACTTTACCTGGATTCATATCGCCTTCTGAAGTAAAACTTCTACCGATAACAGAACCTGTTTGAAAAAACATATTTAAAGCTTCTTGTGGATTATAGTTTGTACCGTTGCCTAAATCTATTTCTGCTAAACCATCAGCATCTAGATAAACACCATCAGGAACCATACGTGATAATACTTGTTGTAACTTTAGGTGTGTTAATTGAATCATATCAGCAAATCCAGTTATTTTTTTAACTAAAGAATCTATTTTACCATTATACATTCTAGGAGCTACAATAGCATAGTTCATTTTTACTTTAGTAAAATTACTTTTAGGACGCATCATGTTTTTTGCCATTTCCCACTTAAGTAGTCTATTTGTACCAAGTATCATAGCGCCCTCGTACAAACACTCTATTGATCTTAACATTTTGCCATAACCACCCTGCATACCTTCTGGCGGACTAAAGGAGTCATCTTTAGGTATTACTTTTTCAGCGCCAGTTCCAGTTTCTTTTACTTTGTAAACTTCATTCATATAAGTTTTATAATTAAAATACAAAACTTGTATAGTGTTATTATCTTCTTTGTCGTAATTGTGTCTTGAGTTATAATTAGATCTATTATTAGATTTATTGCTCATTATTTCATCTAAATCACTTTCTGATAAAAATGGAAATTGTTTTGCTAGTTCATTTACTGGAATTGATTTTACTTCTCCAACATAATATATATCTTCAAAATATGGAGATTCTGTGTAAGAATATACTAAATTAGCTGGATCTACATAGTCAATAACAACGCCTTCAGATGTGTTAAAAGAGGTTTTAACAGCACCTATGCCTAACACAGTAAGATCGTAATAAAACTGCTTTTTAATTAACTCATATTTATTACCTTCCATCAAGACGTTTAAAGCTTGTTCTTCTGCTAACTCAGCTGATTGCTTGTAAGTTATTTGCATGTGAAGTGCTAATTCTTCATCTGTATCTGGTAGTTCTTGTACGTTACTGTCTCTAACGTTTAAATTTAAATCTTGTTGAACAGTTTGATTAAACTCTCTTAACCTCATGTCTTTTAACACAGCGTCCATATATTTTGTTCTTTTAGAAACTCCATATGGATCTTGTGAATAAGCTTTTATATCGTATGTTCTTTCCGCTATACCATTAACAACAATATCTACAAATTTAGATATAATAGGTACAGGTTTCCAGTCTAAATTTAAATAGGACAAATCACCATTTATAGACAATTCATCCTTATACTTTTGAATAGACTGTTCGCCTCTAGCGTACAATCTTAAATCGTGAAAATCACTGTGGTTAGTTCTGTATCTGTTAATATTTCTATCATTATCAAACCACTCTTGCTCTATTGCTTTACCAACTTTTAAACCATAGTCATAGCTCAGCTTTTCAGCGTCACTAACAGTTTGACTAGGAAAATAGCTTTTGCTAGAATATGCCATATTTATTGCTTAATTATTCTTGAATTAGTTCCAGTATTAGTATACTTGGATATATTTATATTTAGTTTAGGTTTTTCGATTTTAGCATTTGGCGCATATAAATGTTTATTGTTTGCCATTATAGCTAAACCACTACTTATAGTTGCATCAAACTTTGTTCTTTTTGTAATATCAAACCTACTCCAATCATTTAGTAACTCATTAAAATATAAATTACCAAAAGTTCCATCTTGTTTCATGCCAACATGATCTTGTATGTACATTTCTATTGCAGCGGCATGTGCTTGTTTTATATCTTCGCTTGAATTTGGTATGCCACCAATTTCCTTTTCTGCTACAGATAATTTATTCCAAATCTTATCAGGACGATTCATACTAAAACCTCTATAACCTCTTCTTCTTAAATAGTACAACAACCTCGGTTTATTATTTTCTGCTAGTATTGGCATGCTGTAAAATACTAGCGCCATTAATACGTCTTCAAAGAACATCTCTGCTGTTGGAGGTCTTGACAAGTATTCTAAGAAAAAACTATTAGCAGGAGCGTCTTCCATGCTAAACTTAGTTAAACCGTGTAAAGAACCTTTAGATCCACCACCATCTACAGTTCCTGATATATCATATGAATCACAACCAAACGCCCCCATGTGTTCATTTCCAGGATGTTTTACCCCATTTTTAAGTATAACTCTATTTTGTAACTGTTGGGGTGGCACCCAGCTAACCTTAAATCTACCTTTTGCATCTGGATAAAATATAACCTGCGTGTCTTTTACGCCATTTACCCATTGAAAATTACCTCTAGTAATGCCTAATGTTCTAGACATTTCTTCATTATAATCTATTTGTTCATATATTTTTACAAGATTAAAAATACTATTTTTTGTTTCATCTCTAAACGCGTGCTCTTCAGTTCTCGGGAACTGTCTGTAAAACTCGTTTAAAGCATCTTGATCGTCTTTTAATCCGTCAACTTCGTTTTGCCAACTGTCTATTACACCTATATCTATTAATTCACCATCTGGTGCGAGCACATCCCCGTCAGGAGTAGTAAATACTGGAACTCCGTATTCGTCAATAAATCCTTCATAGTTCCATTCCATTGGGATAAACAAAGAGTATAAACCAGATTTTGTTTGGCCGTTTCTATTTCGCTTTGTGACATCACTTGCATTATATAGTTTTTTAAAATTATCACCTCCTTTATCAAGAGCGTTAGAAGTAGATCCCATCATGCATTTACCAACTATTCTACTACCTAACCGCAAGCAAGTTTTTGTAACTCGCCAGTTGTTTAGTATGTTATCAGGCCTTTCCCATTTACCGCTTTCGTCATGCACTAATAAATTTAACTTTTCACCGTCGTAACTATTATCACCTGTATTTTTCCAATCTATAGTTGTATCTAACCCCTGTATGTCTTCTAACTTTTCATTTGTTGTAATCTTTTTTCTAGTGAATTTACTAGCGGGCACTCTATACGCTAACTCTGATTTAGGTCGATCCATACCGTCTTGTATAGGTTTAAAGAAAAACGGATAGTTTATACTAATCGGTACAACTTTGTCTGTAAACATTTTTTTAGCATCAGCACCTGTTTTAGAAAGTATACCATATCTACTATCACTTGCAAGTGTGGCTAAGTTAACTGTTTCTGCAGATGACATAAACGAAAATCCTGACCTTCTGTTTTTTAGGTAACACATACCATAACATCTTTTATCCGCTTTACAAGCTTCCCAAAATATATAAAACAACCTGTTAGCTTCTCTAAAATCAGGAGCCCCAACATCTATCTTGCTCCATTGTAGATACATATAATGAGTACCTGTTATGTAAGTTGGTTTACTATTGTTAACAAACCAAAAACCTTCATCTCTTCTTTTAAACTCTTCGTCTATATAGTCAAACCATTGTTCTTTTTGTTCTTCTGGATGGTTTTTCCAGTCAAATATATTTTTTAACCTAGCAAGTTCTTTAGGATAATCTTGTTTAGCCCATTTATTTAATTCATGTTTGTACACTTGCCCTGGCACTCTTGGCAGCGCAATTCGCAAATTTTGGATTTCAA